TCTGCGCTGCTTCTGCCGCAGTCTGTGCAGTTTGAGCTGCAGTAGCACTGGTAGCTGCCTCTGATGCTTTTGTAGTTGCTGTAGTTGCTGACGTTGCTGCATTGGTTGCTGATGTGGCTGCTTCAGTAGCCTTAGTTGTAGCTGTAGTAGCTGATGTGGATGCGTTTGTTTCTGCAGTTTCTGCATTAGTCTCTGCAGTCTCAGCCGCTGTCTTAGCTACTTCTGCTGCTGACTGGGCTGTTTCTGCTGCAGTCTTGGCTGTAGTAGCTGCTGTCTGAGCAGCAACCGCAGCATTCTCTGCAGTCTCTGCATTGGTTTCTGCAGTTTCAGCATTAGTCTCTGCTGTTTCTGCGTTGGTCTGTGCAGTCTCTGCAGCAGCTTGTGCAACCTCAGCAGCAGCCTGAGCAGTAGCTGCGGACGTAGCCGAAGCAGCAGCTTCATTTGCTTTTGTAGAGGCTCTGGTTGCTTCTAGAGCTACTTCAGACGCATAAGTATCTGTACTAGCATCACCAGATCCACCTGTGCCACGAAATAAAGCCATTCAAAGCTCCTACAAAAGAAAAGGAAAAGGGGCCATTGCTGACCCCCTAAGTTCGTTACTCTGCGACTGCGAGAACGAAACCAGCTTCAGGACGGTATACCTGAACACCGTACAGGCAGTCAGCCGTGTACAGAGTTGAGAGGTATTCCTGCTTGTACTGGGTTTGTGAACGTACAGACTGCTGTTCTGCCATGATGATAGCATCAGTGTGGAACAGAAGTGCAGCACGAGTGTCAACCGAAGATGCAGTGTTGTCTGCAGCAGATTCGATTGTACGGCAGTTAGCAGAGACGTAAACGTCTACACCGTAGAGGTTACCGATGAGGCCAGAGTTTACAGCCTGACCAGATACGAAGTCAGAAGACACGTAACGGTCGATACCCATGATGGTGTTGCGAACCGAAGGTGGAATGATGAGTGAACGTCCGTCCATAGGTACGTTGTTGTCATCAAGCTTCTGGATCATATCACGGAAGAAAGCATCAGTGAACACGTCACCAGCAACGATAGTGTCGTCAGTGTACTGAGTAGTAGTACCGCCGTCGTTGAAGAAACAACCGCTGTGCTGGTAGTCAGTTTCTGCTGGGCTGAATACTACAGCACCACCGTCACCAAAACCAGTACCTGCTGCGTGTAGATCATTGTCAATCTGAACAGCAAGAGCGTAACCAGCGTCTTCAGTATAGAACTGACGGAGGCTAGAAAGCGCTTGTACTTCTACGATGTCTTCGATAAGACGTGAGTACTCGAAGTGACGGTCGATGTCAACAGTCAGTTCACCTTCAGTGTTTGCAATGATAGTTACCGCTGTGTCAGCAACCTTAGCATTTGCATCACCACGAACAGGCTTAGGCACGTGTAGCTTGTCGCCTTTCTTGCCAGTCATAGCAAGCTTCTTGACAAGAGGAGCCATCTTCAGGTTCTTTTGGTAGGCAGCAATGATTTCGTCACTCCAGATTTCTGGAATAAACTTATCTGCCTCTGTCTTCGCAGTAAAGCCCGCTGCGCCGGGATAAGTTGCAGTAGCCATGTCAATCTCCTAGATTATTTGACTCGACCCTCCGCATAAGCTGCCATGATTTCATCAGACAAAGCTTGGTAACGGTCAGGGTCTGTTCTCATTAGTTTAATAATGTCGGCCCTGCGATATACCTTCTTACGTGATCCCTCTGCACTGCCTCGTGCATTGCCTGTGTTAGCTGCCTTTAATGACTGCTTACGTGCCTGTTTTTCAACATTGGCTGTCTGCTGTGCAACTGTTTTACGGTCTTTCCAAAGAGTAAACAGTTCGTCAGCAGCGTCTGCATCATATTGTTGGTCAGCTTGTACAAACAACTGAGTCCTAATTTTAGATGCCTTAATCCACTCAGCAAAGCTATTATCACTCAAGATGTCTTGCATGTCTGGGTGTTTAGACTGAAGCGCAGCTAGTGACGACTGTTTTTTGTACTCAGCCGTGTACTGCTCTGCTTCTCTAATCTTAGGATGATTCTCAATAGCACGATTAACTGCTGCTTGAGGATCTGTAAAGTAGTCTATATCGTCTTCAGGCTCAACGTATTGTTGAGGTGCTGTTGTCGTTATACTCTGACTAATATAGTCATCAACGACTTTACGAAGCTCACCTACTTCAGAAGACTGACGACCCAAAAGCTTTTCAGCTTCTTGGTGCATCTGTACTACGTCCTCTAAAGATTTACCTTGGTACTTCTCCGGTAAACTGGGTTCTTCTTCTTGAGGTTGCTCAACTTCTTCTTGTTGAATCTCGTCTGCTTCGTTTTCAATAGCGTCCACGTTTTCCTCTTCAGGTTGTGGATCAAGCATTTGCGCTCGTGACATAATTAAACTCCGTGATTATAATCATTGTGGAGACTTCTTTTTACCTGCTTGTTCGTGTTCTCGTACCCATTTCATATGGCGTCCGGGGAAGTCCCCAGAGTGGCCTTCAAGTACAAAAGACGGGGCAGATACCAATTTAGTAGCATTGGCACCACAACCGCACCTACTGGTTGTGATACCTGACTCTACCATTTCTTCAAAGACATGTCCGTTAGTACAACGGAAGTCATAAATTTTAAACATCAACAGGACCTTCTTCTTCTACTTCAGCTTGCTCTCTAGCAGCTTCAATAGTGGCCTGTAGATTAATAACTGTTGCAAAAGCAGCTACTTGACCTTTACGAAAGAATAAATCTTCTACGTCTTTTACAGTCTGTATGTCTGCTAATTGAGTAGCGTTTGTGGAAATCTCTTGCAAGAGTTGTTTGAAACCTTCGTGATTGAAGAGTTTGTTGTAGTTGTCGAAGTAGGTTTCAAGCTCAGGTGTCATAGTTTCCTCTAATGTTGTTAACTATAGTTTTATTATAGCATACTTTTATACAAATGTCAAGCTTTTCTTGTGGACTTTCTACGCCTACCCGAAGCTGTGACTGCATGTTTTATTGCTTTGGGGCCTGTCTTGCGTCGTGCAGAAGAAGCTTTTTCAGCCTTGGTCATCTTGGCTGCAACAGCCTTAGGTCTGCAGGAAGGGTACGGACGTTTCTTTTTTTCTTTACCACTACGTCCGCACTTTTCGCCTGTTTTGACGTCGACCCACTCTTCAGCAAACCATTTGGTTAAACCTTTCTTGGGACGACTAGCCCCTCCTGTCTGACGTTTTCTAGGCATAAGTACCACCACGTTTTTTGTACTCACGAGTCAACCATGCCGAAGCATACGCACTAGGCCATACGTCAAACTTACGTTTAGCCTCTGCTTTAACCCTAGCGTACAACGCCTTGTTCTTAGGTGTAGGACCTGATTTTTTCTTAGGTTTTGCCTTAGCCATTTTAGTAACCCTTAGGCTTTTTTACTTTCTTCTTCTTTTTTCCAGCGTGGTAGGGCATAGTAGCCTCCTTACTTTTTGTGAACCTTTTGAACTTCAAAGTTAGCTGACTTAGAGGCACCTTTGTGTGGTTTGTAACCACCTGTAGGATCCTTCATAAGCTTGTAGCTATTACCGCTTTTCATCCAGTGGTAACCTTTGGGTGCGTTGACTTTCATTTTATTTTCCTTTTGGTAATCTTACTTCTTTACCGTCTTGAAAATAACGAATACCGTCACCATCGCCACGTACTTCGACGCTTCTGCTCATGTCAGCAATAGGCAAACCCTTACCAGAATCTAAATCTACATTTGCCGCTGTATAACCAACACCTGCGCCTACGCCCCCAGCTTTACGCTGACCTTCACGATAGGTGCGTTGACCTTTAGTAGCCTTTTCAGTTTTCTTTTGATTAGGCTTCTTTTTTGTCGTGACATCTTTGGCGTGTTTTTTAGACTCTTTAGCTACTTTTTCAGCCATTTTAGCAATTTGACCTGCGCCTCTAACTATTGCTCCTGCCATATTTAACTCCTTACTTGATAGTAGTCTTCAATCGTACACCGGACTTGTCGTCCTTTGTGTCTTATGTATATTGGTGCGCCTACTCTGAGCTTGTATACTGCTACTTGAGTTACGTCTTCAGATACGTTGCAGCTTGGTATAACTACGTACTGTTGATCTGCTTTTTCTATGAGAATCTTAGTGTCTGCTGATGCCTGTAATGACAGCAGCATTACTGCTACTAATAGTTTTTGCATTATGTTCTCCTAACGTCATCACGACGTGCTTTAGCCTCACGGCTGTGTTTACCACTTCTTACAAGACCAGTACCTCGCTGTGAGTTTGCTGGGTGGGTTTGTGTCACACTTGTGACGTGCCCTGAACGACTTACGACGTGCAGGTTGGTCTTTCTTAATAGTCATCTTGGCGTCACCAAAGCGTATAGTCTTTGTCTTGTCACCTTCTTTGGCTACTACTACAAATTTTTTAGTAGGGTGATTAGGCGTCCGCTTTGGCTTGTTGTACCCGCTTACGCCCGCTCGTGCTAGTTTTGGGTCCTTGTACTTGGGCATTACTGAGTTCCTCCACCTTGCGTTCCAAACGGTCTAGGCGCTCCCATTGGTTGTTGAACTCTTGGTTGACTCTCTGTAGCAGCAGGCGTAGTTCGTGGTCCGTTAACATTAGTTTTTCCTTGTATTGCTTTTTCTTTGAGTAGAGAATCAGCTACTTTCATACGTCGCTCAAACTCTTTGTCTTCTGCATCACCTTCTTTTAGGTTTCTAGTGATAGCGTTGATCTTGTCAATTTCAAGCTCTTGAGGCACTGCCTGAGCTTCTGCAGCCAACTTAGCAGCCCTAGCTTGTGATTCCTGAGCCTGAGCAGACAACGCTGCTGTTTGTGACTGCTGGAACTGCAGCTGTGCTTGTTGTGCTGCCTGAGCCATTTGTTGTGCTTGAGGGTTAGGCTGCATAGCTTGTTGCATAGCCGACAACAGCTCTTCACGGTTAGACAAGTTCATGTTGTCAATAATGCTTTGAATTAAGGTGTTGTACAGTGGTGACTGTCGATCCATAGTCTGCAACAACTGTACCAGCTGAGTAACTTCGTACTCACGAGCAATGATGCCTAGCGTACTGCTTGCGTTAAATTTGTAGTCAGCTACAGGGTACGACTCAGGATCAAACTGCATGTACCGATGTGCAGCCTTCTTAACAAACGGCAACAAGAATGACTGCTGAAAGTTAATTAGTGTGCGCTTGTGGCGTTTAATAATAGCGCCAAGAGACATACTAATACCAGCGGCAGTAGCCTCGCCGTTAACCTGACCCGCAATTCCTGCTGAGTCAACGGCTCCTGTTGCTTGTTGCACCATTTGCTGCAGTGCTCCTGCCTGAGCAAAAGTAATTTGACTAACTTGACCAAAGTTAAATGGCTGTAGAACTTCACGAGGATCTCCGTTGGTTAGGATCATCTTACCGGGGCGTACCTCTGGTTTAGCACCTCGTGGTAGACGAGTGGCGTCAATAGCCATCATTGGATGAATAGTCAAGCTAAGAGCGTCGATTCTAGCTCGCAATTCTGTGTCAAGTGCTTTTTGAGAGTTATAACCTTTTTCACATACACCACGACCCCAAAAACGTCCGGGTACTACGTCCCAAGGAAATGCAACAACAGGACGGTCTTCCATCATGTAAGGGTTGGCTTCAGCTTTAAGAAGAATACCGCCGTTAGCAATCACTACAACGGCTTCTACGTAACGTGACTCAGAGTCTTCCTCAGGTACTGCTTCTTCGTCTTCTTCGCTTAGAGCCGAATCTAGAAGCTCTCGTGGTACTAGACCATAGTACTTAGTCAGTCGTACCTTGTCGTCGTTGTAAATTGTGATGTCTTGGTCAGGCTCTAGGTCCGTATCAGGAGCAGCCATACCTACGTATACGTCACGGTACACGCCTTGTTCCTGCAAAAGTTCTACTTGGTGTCGGCTTACAAACTCGTCAATAGCAACACCTAAGGCGTCGTCTACAGACGTAGCTACAGGGTCAATTAGGAAGTTCTGAGGTAGTACAGGCTTAAGTTTAACTTTAACACGGTCTGTAACGTTTACTCCTACTGCTTGCAAATCTCCGTCCATAATAGACTGAGTAGCAGGAGCCATTTCTTTCATTTCTTCAATAACAATCTCGCCAATACCTGTACCAAAGACTGCAGCGTTAATTAGACACTCTGCGACAGCTTTACGTACCATACAGTCTTCAAAGTCTTCCGTAAGTTTGTTACGCAAGAATAACACGTCTTGTTTTTGCGTATCACCGAAGTTGTCGCTTACATCAAACCACTTGCCACGTCCAAACGTAGCTTCTTCTAGTTCTGCTACATTAGACTCAACTGCCTGTTGAAGTGCAGGAGAAATAATACGGGAACGCTCAGACTTACGCTCACTGTCAGCAGGATCCCATATGCCACGCCATAGTCTATAATACTCTTCAAATCTTGCTTCATAATTACTTTCGTAATAGTCTCTCCAGTCTTCACACTTTGTAATAACCCAGTCTTCGATAGTTTCTTCAACCATGAGTGGGTCTTGTTCATATAGTTCAGTCATATTAGTATCCTACTTCAAGCCTAAATCTTGCTTTAACTTTTCTACTTCCGCTTTAAATTTAGTACCATACGGTAGTCTTTCTGTAGGCCACGCCTGCATAGTAGGTACTGATGAATTTTTACCGCCTAACAAATAACCACCAATAATTTGATCTAGTCTAGAATGCTTTGTCCATTGCTCAAAAGGGCGCTTTTCGCCTCTGTCTTGTTCATAACGATATGATTGTTTTAACCAGTTTAAAACTTCAGGATCATTAACTGCTGCTGTGTAAAGTTTTTCTGCTCTTTCTGGATCTATTTCTTTTATTAAATGCAACCCTTCGCCAATTAACATTTCTTGAACATAGTTTTGTCCAGTGTCTGGGTTATCTTTAAACTTTTGATGGTTTATGTAAATTTTAGGCGCTCCTGTTGGAGAGTCGTCCCCTATTTTTGTTTCTGCCCATCTAAAATCATTACCTTTAAACTCAGCGGCAGACTCTTCTTCTGTAGCTTGATACTGCTCTAAAGCATTAAAAAATTTATCTTTAAATGTTTTTTCTGCCATATTAGTACCCTGCTACTACGTCTAAGATGTCGTGGTCGTCTATTTCGTATTCGTAGTCATAGGCCACGTTAGCTAATTGGTCGATGTACGCCAAAGCGTCCACCAAGTCGTCATGAGTTAAAGGATCAGGGAACTGAAACAACTGGTCAAGAAAACGACTGTTCCATTCCCCCTTGTTTAACGTAATGTACCCGTTTTCAAACCGACCCTGCAGCGCCCACATCACCCTGTCTGTTTTCTTTTTGTTACCGTGAGTTAGTTCTTCTACCCTAAAAAACGTACCGTACTTCTTTTGTAGGTCCGTTAAAGGTGACATGACGGCTTGTTTAGCAATACCTCTTTCAATTCCAACCGATATGGGTTTGTAATCTCTAACGGCCTGAAATATCTTAGTTGCTGTTTCGTCAAGTGACCATCTACCGTATATGATATTGTCAACATACCAACCATGCTCATTGACCTTAACCACGGCAATCGCTGTTTCGTCAAGCTTACTATTTTTAGTTCTTTTCTTATTGACTTCTTCAAAACCTGCCAAGTCAACAGCAATGTAGTAATCTCCTATTTCGGGCCTATCTTCACTAAATTGGACCCAGTCTTCCTTAAACATTTCTGACCCACGAGCTTCAAATGACGCCATAAATTCTTGACGGAACGCATAAGAAGACATAGACCTTTTAGCAATGTCGATTTCGTCAGGGTCCAGCAACGGGTTGTCGTAAGACGTAAAGTGCCAAGCTTTGTATGTAGGGTCACTGTCTAGCTCCGCATATTTGTACAGTTCGTAAAAGTGGTTCCTGCCCATAGGTGTCCCTATGAACATCGCACATCCCTTTTGGTCAGCCAAGGCAGGTCTAAGAATCTGCTCAAATACTTCCGGTTTCATGTCGGCATATTCGTCCATTACTAGGAACTTAAGGCTGACACCTCGCATTGTCTCTGGTCGGTCTGCACCTTTTAAACTAATTGTAGCACCGTTGACAAGCTTAATTTGCAGATTATTAATGTGACTACCGTTAATAACAGGGTGCCCCAGTTCAAGCAAGGTTTGCCACATGATGTCTCTGGCTTGTCCCTGAGTAGGTGCGACGTAAAATACATGTCCTTTGTCTGCCTGTAGTGCGTTAACAATTAACATCCATGCTGCTAACCTAGACTTACCTGTACGTCGCCCAGCAGCTACTATTTTAAATCTTGTATCGTCTGCCCAGACCTGTTGTTGCCAAGGCAGTAGTTCTATATTAAGATCCATTAAAGTTACTAAACGCTGTTGGTCTTTCTAAAAGCTCAAAAGTAACTGCTACTTCCATCTGTCCTGTTGCTGAAGATGCTTGAGTTTTTACAGTATCTCCATTGTGCAAAACAAAAATGCCTTTGTCGTTTTGACCGCCTAACACTTCCTTATTTCCTGCACCGATACTAGTACCGTCAAAAAAGTACATTTGGTCTACACCGCCCGTCTCCCACCAAAGACTTACTTGGTTTGTACTGCCGCCATGGTTGGCAATAAAGATATACACAATATGTATCGTGTAGCCTGTTGGTATAGTAAACAGCGTCTGTTCAGTAGCATCTGTTAACGTAATATGTTTTGTATGAAGCATTAGTACAACCAAACCACTGGAGTTGTACCCCTAGTGTCCACATGTACAAAATCATCGTCAATACCTATACCTGTGAAGCCAAGGTTCAAAGCATTAGACACAATAGAGTAGCGGTGGGCGGCATTAGTTATTTTTATGTCAGCCGCAATACCTTGGGCATGTGTTCCCGGCACCGCTTTTTTCATCTCTATAGGGTGCTTGGTTGGATGACGGTAACCCGACGTTACCTCAAACGGGAAGCCACATGCACCCCGCAATTGGTCTAACTTCTCTAGGAACTCTTGTTCCATGTTGTTGGTGCCAGTGACCTGACAGTCAAACTCTTCTCTCTTGAAGTGCTTAAGAGCCATCTACGACCTCTCCCTCTATGATGTCGTCGGGGGTGGTTACTTCTGCAGTACCAACACCAGTAATATTAATTTGGATAGCGTTACGACCACTGTCCTTGACGACGTCTTTTTCAAACGCCCCTACAGGGAGTATACGGTCCATAACTAACTTCCAAGCAGCAGCTTGATTTTTATGGTCGTTGTCCAAAGCAGCATCAAAAATAGTCTCTAGGACCTTACGTGACTTCGGAGAAGCCAACATACGTGCTTTGTATTCATTGATTATCGCTGCGTCACCCTTTGGTCGCCCAACTTGACCCTTGTTTCCGGGCTTTACAGCGGCTACTTCTGACTTCCGGGGTCTGCCACGACCTCTTTTTTTAACGACGTCGGTCATAACATAAATTATCCCTAATTACAACAATAGTATAACACAAGTTTTCACAAAAGTCAAGCTATTTTAGAGCTAAATCCTGGCTAACATATAACTTGAGTAAAATCAATAGGTTACATAATGTTATTTTTACCTTAATTTTCCTAATTTTGACTTATTTTGTGCGTCAGTGGCTACAACAATTATCACTGACAACATAAGCCCTCCCCCGGGGCAAGTTATCCACAGGTTTTCCACAGGTTGTGCATAAGCTGTGCATAAGTTGTGCATAAAGTTATCCACAGGTTGTCCACAACCCTTGAGTTATCCACAGGTTATCCACAGGGGCACCTCAAGTTATCCACAGGTTTATCCACATGGCCCTGAGAGGCCCTCAGAAGCCCGTCACGGGGTTTTAACCTTAGGCCATACCATAAGACCAACTAAAGTTTTTTCGAGTTTTTGCACTTTGGGGGTTGACATGTGTGTGGACTTATGTTGGTCCCTATAGTTGGCACAGTTGTTGCTACGCGAGCCTTTTATTACGCGCACACACGCGAGTAACACAAGGCCAACAAAAGAGCAAGAAAAAACTAATGTAAATATTCACACAAAATAAATGTTGCACCATAAAACCATTGTGGCATTAT